GTTGATGTCTGTCAAATGTAGCAAGTTCATATTCTTCTGTCATAGATAAACAATTTGTTGGACAATACTCAACACAATTACCGCAGAATATGCAAACTCCAAAATCAATTGAATAATTGCGAAGTTCTTTCTTCTTCGTTTCCTTATTCATCACCCAGTCAACGACTGGTAGATTTATTGGACAGACCCGAACACAAACCTCACAAGCAATGCACTTGTCAAACTCATAATGTATACGGCCACGATAACGTTCAGAGGGAATAAGTTTTTCATAAGGATATTGTACAGTTACAGGTCTACGACCCATATGATCGAGAGTTACAGAAAATCCATCTAACAAATACTTTGCTGAGTTGTAGATTTCTTTTATGTAACTTTTTACTTGTTTAAACACTAGATGCTTGTCTCATCGTCTATCAGAACCTTGTGTGCAGTTCCGTGACCATCGTAGTCATCACTATCATAGAAACCACCTTTACTTCCAAAATATAAGGTTAACATAACAAAAGGAAACGCAGAGATTACTAATATGTTTCCTAACATTATAACTTAAATCCGCTAAAGGTATCCTTCTTCACATCTTGTTTAATACCACCGACAATGTAAGACTCAACCTCTGTCTCCTGTGGTGCAACCTGTAAACCTTTTGAACTAATCCAATGCTCAGTCCAAGGTAGTGGATTGTTTTTTGCAGGTACATCATAGATTGGTTTGATTCCAATTGCTCTAATTCGACGATTTGCTACCCATTCAACATATTGCTGTAGTAGTTTATCGTTCAATCCAATCATAGTTCCGTCTTTGAAAAGATACTCTGCCCATCTCTTTTCTTCATCAACAGTATTCTTAAATGCTTGAATCAACCACTGCTCTTCCTCCTTTACAATATCAACCATCTCTGGGTCATCACCCTTTCTCCAATAATTTAATATGTTTTGAGTCACTGCTAAGTGTTGATTTTCATCTCTTGCAATAAGAGATATAATCTTAGCTGACCCTTCCATAAGTTTAAGTTCACCAAAGGCAAAACTACAAGCAAAACTAACATAGAAACGAATTCCTTCCAGTATGTTTACATTTGCTACCGCACGATAAAGTTTACGTTTAAGTTCTTTTCTTTCTATTTTTGCAGAGATATGATCTCTTAGGTCACTTCTCCACCAATTACCTGTATCATACTTGTGTGCTTCATTTACAAAGTCATCATATGAACCAGTAACGTTAGCAGCACGTTCAAGAATACGATCATCGGTAAGGATAGTATCGAATACTTCACTTGGATCTGAATATACATTTTTCATAATGTATGTGTATGAACGTGAATGAATCATTTCCATAAACTGCCATACATTCATACATGCTTCTAACTCAGGTAGTGAACAATATGGTGCGAATGCCATACCAGGTGCACGACCTTGAACTGAATCAAGCATAACTTGATACTTTAAATTAGAAGTAAAGATGTGCTTTTGTTCTGGTCTTAGTGATTGATAATCACCACGATCTTTTTGTAGGGACACCTCTTCTGGTCTCCAAAAATATCCTAACTGAGACTTTGTTAAGTTCTCAAATGAAGGGTACTTATAAGAATCATATCTTTGAACACCTAATGGTGCACCAAAAAACATTGGTTGTTTTTTAGTATCAACTTGTTCCGTATTGAATACGGTCATTGAATCAACTTTCACAGGTCTCTCCATAGAACTTGTTTTAAATTGCACAGCTTTCACAAACTTCCTCCTGATCCGAGGACATTATATCCTCGATTAATGTGTCTAATTGGTTTTCTTGGGTATCACTTTCAACTTCATCTGTTTTAACATCATATGTATTCTGATAATAAGATGTTTTCCAACCGTACTTATATGTAGTTAAAAGATCTTGTGCCATTACACTTGTGGGAACTTCAGAACCTTCAAAGTGTTGTGGGTTATAAGACCAGTTACCAGATATTGCTTGGTCAAAGAATTTTTGCATTACAGCAACAACATTAATGTATCCAGTATTTCCTTTCATATCCCAAAGTAATGTGTAATTATTCTTGAGAGTATTATAGGAAGGGACTATTTGTTTCAAAGGTCCTTTCTTTGACTTCTTAATTGACAGATAACCTCGTGGTGGTTCAATTCCATTAGTGGCATTGCTGACAACTGAAGAAGATTCAGATGGCATTTGAGCAGATAGTGTACTATTTCGTATACCATACTGCTTGACCTCTTCTCTGAGAGATTCCCAATCATGGTTCAATTTGTTGGGAACAATCTCATCAATATCCTTTTTATAAGTATCAATCGGTAATATCCCGTGAGAATATTTAGTACGATTAGAATGTTCACATGCACCCTTCTCTTTTGCAAGGTTTACACTAGACTTTATGAGGTAATATTGGAATGATTCTGTTAAGTCATGTACTATTTTCCATGCCTTTGGATCATCATATTTGACACCCTGCTTGGCAAGGTAGTGTGCTAAACCAATATATCCGATACCAAGGGAACGTCGTGCCCTTGTTGCCAATTCTGCTGCTTTGACTGGGTATCGTTGAAAATCAATGAGTTCATCAAGACTCCTAACACTAAGATCACAAAGAGTTTCAAGATCTTGAACATCCCTAATTTTCCCAATGTTAATAGCACTAAGAATGCACAAAGCAATTTCACCATTTTCGTCATCAATATGTTGTACTGGTTTTGTAGGTAGAGTTATCTCCTGACATAGATTACTCATTTCAATTTTATCTGTAAAAGATGAATGAGAATTACAATGATCTATGTTCATTATATAAATTCTACCAGTTTCTGCTCTCTCTTTCAAGAGATTAAGAATTAATTCTTGTGCCTTTACTGTTTTTCTTGGAACATCACTCTGTTCATACTCTTCATATAACTCATCGAAGTCATCAGTTCCAAAAGCATCATATAAACCTGGCACATCATGAGGTGAGAAGAGACTAATATCTCTATCCTCAATGAATCTAGCATAAAATAACTTACTTAACTGAATACTATAGTCTAATTTTCTAACTCTATTGTCTTCTGTTCCTTTATTATTCTTAAGAACAATTATATCTTCTATTTCTTGGTGCCAGATGGGGAAGTGGACAGTCGCTGATCCACCTCTAATGCCATTTTGAGTGCAACATCTGACAGTGCTTTCAAACTTTTTGAGGAACGGTACAACACCTGTGTGTTGAACTTCTCCGCCTCTGATTTTAGCGTTGATGCCACGGATTCTCCCTGCGTTAATACCGATGCCAGCCCTCTGTGCGACATAACGACCAATGGCCATATCACTGCTAAAAATACTATCCAAGGTGTCGTCAATATCAACCAGAACGCAAGACGCAAACTGCCGAAGGGGTGTTCTGACTCCTCCCATGATTGGTGTCGGGATGTTGATCTTGTGTTTGGAAATGGCATCGTAATACTTTTTGACGTAATCTAATCTAGTTTCTTTTGGATATTTTGAAAAAATGGATGCTGCTATCAGCAAATACATGAATTGAGGAGTTTCATGAACAGAACCTGTACTTCTATCCTGTACAAGATATTTATCCACTACCTGACGAAGACCTGCGTATGTGAATAGGTAATCCCTATCGTGGTCTATGAAAGACTCTAACTTAGAGAATTCATCATCATCATATAATTCAGTTAACTCAGGGTCATATACACCCCTCTCAATCATATCTATAACGTGTTCACGCACTTTTGGAACTTCATACATACGTCCGTAAATACTTTTACGGATTGAGAATAATAATAGTCTAGCAGCAACAAATTGATAATTAGGATGTTCTAAATCAATTAAATCACTTGCAGAACGAATTAAAATTTCTTGGATTTCACCAGTAGAAATACCATCATAGAATTGTATGCCAGATTGTATTTCAACCTGACTTGCAGAAACACCTGCTAATCCCTCACATGCCTGTTCTACCATAACATGCATCTTCTCAAGATTTAAGGGTTCAATATGACCTTTTCTTTTTTTAACTTTAATTCCGTTACTCATACCTTTTTCCAGTTGTTAAATTTTACTTTTGCTTCTAAACCCGAATACGTATTCGATTCTAATAATGACATAATATTATGTCCTGCAAGTGCCATATCATTAATGTCCTTCTCAATTACTTGACTTGGCCAGATAATGACTTGCTCTCCTCTGTCAATTGTTTTTGATATTCTGTTGACGATTTCTCTGTTACGAGGTTCGTTATCAAAAACCCAAATATGACTGCCCCAACCAAACGACCCAATATCAAGATCGGAACCGCACATAGCAACCGAGTTCTCCACGAACGTTGAATCGAATGGTCCTTCGGTAATGTAGATTGGTTTTGTTTCATCTATTTTATCAAGTCCATAAATTTTAGGGGCATCTTCATTAAGCATCACAGTAATGTATTTAACAGAATTAGGACCTAGACTTCTGCCTTGGAAACCAATTAAGTTTTTATCTGTATCATGCAATGGTATTATAACACGACTTTCATCCCTATGGATAGTGTCAAAGGTTTGTTTGTGTGTATTTGTCCACTTTTGAAACTCCTTAGTAAAGTAAAATTTACTCGGATCTATTTTTCTCTTCTCAAGATATTTGGTGGCAATAGGATTCTCTGATGCTCGTGGAAGATCTAAACTCTTCTTGAACACAGGTTTCTTAAATTCAAACTTAGGTGCTTCAACATGAGACTTACCTTTTATTCCTGCAAATCCTTCTTTGAACTTCTCCATAACATATTGTTTATGAAGAGAATGATCTATCTGTTTAAGAAAATTAGTAAACGACATCGAAGCACCACAATTATGGCACTTGTAGTTAGTTTGAATCTGCACAACATAAAAATATCCTCTAGCTTTATTTTTATGTTTTTGAGAATCACCACAAATAGGGCAACGAAAATTATATAAATTTGCCTTCACCTTTTTGAATTTCTCCAACCGTGAAGACACCAAGCCTATGTACTTGGAATCAATTATATCCATATGGATATTTTTTTAGTTTGTTTGTATTATACTCGTTTGTGGAGGTGTTGTCAATCCTCTCATAAATCTTTGTCCAATAGGTGATACTACAAAACTTATTATAGTAAGAGCACCTGCTATTGTCCACATCTTCTTCTCTATCATACGAAGACGTTGATCAACTAAACGTATATCTCTTTCACATCCTTTCTTTATTTCTGTTGTCGTGCGTTCTAAATCCTTATGTAAAGAATCTATTTTTTCAAATAGAACTGCATCAATACGATCTTGCTTATCTAACTTCTCATTATGAACTGCTAAGAGTTCTCCCATTTTGACAGAGTTATCTTGTAATGCTTCTACAACTCTCTCAACTCTTTCTAATATTGCTGAATTGACATTATTATTTTCCATTCTTTTGCATCCACATTCTACGAGAACCATGTCCTCCATATATATATTTTTTCTTTTTCTTTTTTACAGGTGGATCATCACCTGCTTCAGTTGTACCTGCAATTTGACCTGTTCCTACTGCATTTGTGGGTGCACCAGTTACCGCTTGCTCACGGAGAGTTCTTACAATATTAATGATCTTATCTATGTCCATTAGATTGATTGTAATTCATCTATACAGGTTTTATCCTCTGGTATACCATGAATGTGACTTTTTGGATATTCGGGTATCCTTCTTAAAAAGATTAAGAAACTTTTGATTGCTGGCCATAGATCCTCTTCTAGATTATAAAAGAGTAAGGGAACAGCAGCTTCACCAAACACATTAAACAACACCGTTAAGTGATTTAATATTAAATGCGTTTTTAAAACACCCGTATTTTTGTATCTTTTTAATAAACGTTTTACATACTTTATTCGTTTCAAATCATCCTCAAACTCTTCTTTTGTAAGAGCATGAGGATTGTCATAAAATTTTATAGCAAAAAGCATGTAGTTATTTTCATTCAATTCATCAAATCTCATATTATAAAAATGTGATTAGTTAATTATCCTTCAGTATAGTATCCAATACCACCTGTAGAAATTCCAGACATAGCAACTAGAGTTTCTGTTTTTACTCTGTAATTACCATGAGTATCTATGTAGGTTGTAACACCGACCCATCCAGAACCAGTCTTAAACTGTTTTTGTGCTGATGGTGCTTGTGCAGCTGTTGAATCTGAGTTCTGTGCAACTGCATTAGATATACCAAATACAAGTGAATCAGACTCAAATGCTGATGCTTGGTTTCTATACCTATCACCCTGTAAGTCTTGTGTACACCAGATTGGCATCTGTGATACTGTAAATGCGGTTGTAATACCAGCAGTTGCTAGATTGAAATTAGCATTAGTATTTGGATTTACTAAAGAAGCTGTACTTGCAATACTACATGATGTAGCAGATGCAATTGCTGTGATTACTGCGTCACCAAAATATGTTGCAGCAACACCTGGACCTCGGACACCTATTCGGAGAACATCACCTACCTGTGCTGAACCAGTCGCACCCCACGCTGTGCCACTACCTGTCACAGTTTTATTTGCATAGTCGATGGAGGTAATCTTACCCGCCGAAGTCACATTATCGTTGTTTCCCCAAAGAGACATCGTTTTCTTCCATTAAAATTTATACTAATATTTATAAGATAGATCAATTAGCGGGACTGAATTGCCTTTTCGACTTGCTCTAAGAGTTTATCATCCATGTCAGTTTTTGTCATCTTAACTGCTTTCTTTAAGATAACTATACATAGATCTATTAATTTTTCTCCTAATTCTGCATCATCGGGAATCTTTGATACAGCATCGGAAACAATTTTTGATGCGAATGGAAGTAAAAATGATAACATAGTATTATCGTGTAACTACACTATATATCAGTCGTATATCTTCTTTCCGTCCTTTATGCGACCAACACCTTTTTTATCGTAGAATTTGACACCTTTTTTCTTTGTGTCCATGTAGAGTTTCTCCGATTTTTTCTGCTGTTCTCTTCTTCTTTCCTTCGCATCCCTAATACGTTGTTGCATTTGTGGGAATGTTGTTTGTTCTTTTATTTTTTCTTTACCTTGACAGTGTGCCTTTTGACTAAATCCCTTTGGATTATTACAGTCGATTGATTTTTTATACTTATCACTCCACCCCTCATCAATAGATGGAATGTCATGTTTTTTCTTACTACCTATTTTTTTCTTTAGTTTTTCAAAGTCGTTGGCAGTATATTCGACTTTTTCATTCATCCTCTTGGTTTTCTTTTTCATCGAGTTGATGAACTTTCGGTAGACCGCTGCTTCAGAGGTTTTACCCATTTCTCTTGCCCGTTGCTCCATAGCAACTGCCGCTTGAATTTTATGAGCATGTGATCTTGATGAATTACGAATCTTTGAGACAGATGCTTTAGCTTTAGCCACGTTCTTAAAACCAAGTCCGTGAATAGTTCCTTTAGGATTTTCATCTGTATACAAGTCAGAATGTTTCTTAGAATTAGCAGGTTGCCCCTTCTTTCTAGGAATACGAGGATTACTCTCCTCCGTTGTTACCTTTTTCTCAGGTAATCCCTTATGTTTAGTTGATGCAAATTTCTTCACATCACTCTTTTTCATGTCTGATGCTGCTTTTGCAGTTTCAGGCGTGGTAGGTTCTTGCTCTCCTTTTTGGATAGCACGGACTATTCCGAAAAACTTTTGTTGTTTTTTAGAAAGTGCTGGCATTTAAGTACCTAAACCACCTTTACGAACAGCTTGAACATTAACATAATCTTGTGTGCTCTTGTAACCTGCTTTCTTTGCTTTGTCTGCAAGTGCTTTATTCTTTGCTTGCTGTTCTTTTTTCTTTGCAACCATCTTAGTGATTCTACCAGTTCCCTCATCAGACTTAGCACCTTTCACTTTCTTAGGTTGATTAGCACCCATACGTTGGTTGCCATATTTCTTGGCTACAAATTGAAATGCTTTATCATCCTTTGCAGTTCCACCTTTAGTTACAGGTTTACCTGTTTTAGTATCGGTGCCTTTTTCTTTCTCAAAACGATTAAGTTCGTTTAAATTAGAGTTTTTTTTTAATATGTCGTTAATAAGATCCTTTTCACTTATATAATTTTCTGGTTTTACATTGATGTTAGCAACATTACCTAACTCCTCACCCATATTTTTTTTGACACCACGTTTTGCCTGATGCACCTTTTGTCTTTCTGCCTGTGCTTTAAATTTGTCAGTATACATACCAGTTTTAGGTGCAGCATTTGCGTTTCTTCTTGCTTCAACTGCTCTATCACCCATAACCTTTTTATTCATACCAGACTTGTATAGTCCACCACCTTTGATTGGTTTTGCATCCTTTCTTAGTTTGTCATCTATTTTTGCTTCAACCATTTCACCTTCTGGTTCATGAGACATATTTAATCCCATTGCACGAAGTTGAGTCTTCTTCAGTCTCATTGCAGTTTCAAGTTCTCTTGGATCACCAATTGCCTTGATAGTCGTAGGAATTGCACCACCTGCACTGAATGTTACGTCACCCATTTCAGATGATTCCTCTGCTCCTTCACCCATTCCATAGGTTTCACAAGGATTTTTTCCACATCCACAATTCTTACCTTCACCCTCTTGAACTACTTTACCTTGAAGTTCATGAGAAGATGTAATGTCAGAACCTGCACCTGCACGAACTGCTTGTAATTTCTTCATAAGCACTTGCTTTTTAAGCATTGCCTGTTTCTTTTCCTTAGATGCTATCTGAGGATCTGGTTTTTTCTCAGGTGCTGGTTTTGATTCTTGATCCATCATCTGTTCTTTCACATCATCAGGGAAAACTTTAATAAGTTTTTTGTTGTTTACACCCTCACCAGTAATTTTCTTTTCTTCTTTCTTTTCAATAAGTTCGGCAAATCCATCTCTCCATGAATACTCTTCTTTTGCTGAAATTGCTTTACCAATTGCTTTACGACGATTTGCAAGATACTTATCAGTACCATCTTTCTTACCATCATTATTGATATCACCATCTTCTTTACCAACTGGATCTAGACCTTGCTTTGCCTTTGCAGTTTGTTTACCCTTCAATTTTTCAGATTTAGTAGGTGAACCATACTCAGTCATCTCCACAGATGAGATGTTTGGATTACTACGAAGTTCAGCAATCTTTGAACGAGATGCCATTCTTACATAAGAGTTATTTGATTTCTTATCTGTAACTCTTACTTTGTATTTCTTTTCCTCTTCGTTTATATCTTCAGAACTAGGTGTTGTATCCTCATGCTCAATGACTTTACCATCAGCATCTTTTTGATGATGTTCAACAAATACCTTGTATAATGCAGCTGCAGCATTATCAGATACCAATTTGTTGATACCACTCTTATAATCTTCACCCATAAGCATTTGCTTTGCTCTTGACTTAACCGCTGGTGGTGCAGGAGATTTTGCAAGTTGTGACATATATGCCTTCTGAACCTGTGCAGGATCCATCTTTCCACCACTCTTTTGAGAGAGTGCTTGCTTAGTTTTATACCTCACATCATAAGCAAGTTGTCTTGCTTGTTTCTCAACTTTTTCCTTCGCTCCAGTTGGAGCAGCAGCCACTGGTTTGTCCATCAATTTATTCTTTTGATTTTTTCCTATATTTATTTAGGAAATGTTTTCCGTAAGCACTTCCTTTCACCATAGTTTCAACGTACTTACGATGTAAATCAGTGCCCACTAATCTTTGATCTGCTGGAACACCTGACACATCTGTAAGTGCATCATATGATTCTTTATTAGTTTCTGATACATCTTTTATCCATGATTTAAACATAAAATTATCTTCTGTTACCCAGATTAAATGATTTGCACCACGACGAATAATTCGTCCAATCAATCCAGTATTTAAATTTTCAACTAAGTGTCCTATCTGATAAACTTTTTCTCCAATATAATTTTCTCTTAGACTTTCCCAATCAAACTTAGGTGCAATCTCCCATAGATTCCAACCCTCTTTAACATTCATTGCTTTTCTTATGTTTTTATATAATTGCTCAGCTGCTTTCTTTTCCATTGATGATGGAATACCTTTCATAAATGATTTTATATCTCCTTCTGCCGCTGCCTTTCTTTGTTTTGATGCGGACATTCCTGTAACATCATCAGCATCAGGGTCACGATCACCTGCTGATACTACCTCTACTTTATCAAATTGATATAGTTTACCATTATAATTATTAACTAACTTATCAAATTCCTTTTGACGATCTGCACCACCAACAACTCTTACACCTGAGTATCCATCATTATGTGCTTTCTTTAATACGTCAAAGATAGTCCTATTTGCAGGGTCATTGACAATCTTTTCACTATGTTTTGGAAACATCTGTCTCATTACAGACACCTTACTATCAGCATCAAGTGGATTTTTCTTTGCATCTTGTGATCTTGATGGCACAATAATGTAATCATCTTCATCAGATGACTTTGCAACTTGATTTAATAGTTTCTCATGTCCAGTTGTTGGAGGGTTAAATCTACCAAATGCAACTGTCAATGTTCCTTTTGTCTTCTCTACTTCTGGTGGTGCTTCTGGTAACTTAGCAACTGGTTCTTGTGCAGGTTGTTGTGCTCCCGCTGGTTTCATACCTGACAAACCTTTTTCTGTCTCAGTCTGTGCAGGATCTTTCTCTCCAACCTTCTGTCTTTTATTAAAGAATTTTAATTGTCCCTTCTCTGTTTTTGCTACAAACTCACCCTTTTTATCGTACCATCCTCCATGACCATCACTATTCAACCCCATACGAGTTGCTTGTTGGACAGCTGTAGATTCAAGAAATTGGAAAAAAGATTTCATCTGGATAATTTTAAAGTTATCTCTTTTTCGTTATGAATAAGGTAACTAAGAGTATTATTTCTCATAGTAATATACTTATTTATTAACTTTTTAGATTTTATTTTTTTTATCTGCTTCTCAAATTTGATAAAACAATGGTATAAGAACTCACGATACCTCTTACCGAGATTCTTTTCATCGGATTGAAATGAATCCATAAGATCTTGGATTGGGATGTTCTGTTTCATTCTAATTTATAATATGCTGATGAATATTTAGATTGACTAGATGCATAAAGATATAAATCTTCGACAATCTGATTTCTTTTGTCACTTTTTAATAACTTTCTTTCTAGTATATCAAGTAATTGAGTAACTTGCAATTTTGAATATAAAAATTTAGGTGTGATTATTTTTGGATCAATTTTTTTAATATCTGAATCTGTCATTCTTGCGTATTTTTTTAAACCTTTTGATATATCTGCAAAAACTTTATCAGGTTCCTCCTTTACTCTCTTTGCTGCATTTGTTGGTATTGTTTTCTGACCATGATTTTTTAAAATTAAATTTGTAGGACCTAAAGATATTTTACCTTGGTTTGCATTTGATCCTTTTACCTCACCCTGAAATCCAGTCAATCCATCCCCTGAACCAAAGGATCTATATTGTATTTTTGTACCACCAGTCAATAGCACGTAACCATCAATTGACTTTTTACTATACTCATAACCTGCATAATACTTACAAGTTTTCATATCTCTGAATACATTTTTAACAGATATCTTTGCAGTACCAATTATTTTTTTAAGAGATACACCAATCAAAATATTCTCTTCTAATTTTTCTTGTACCACTTGGTTTAATCCCAATATAGTATTCTCTTTATCAAAAAAATCAAAGGAAAAATCACTACTAATCATCCAAATATCAGATGGATTCCATTTGTTTATATTAATTCTTACGTTTTCATTTTTAGATACTCTTTTAAATGCTGCCTCTATCTTATCAACTTTACTCGAACCCCTATGAAAAACATATTTACCTTTGCCCTTAAACTTTTCAAATAATTTATTTGCACCTAACAAAGAAGACTCCACCCATTCATCAGGTAATTCATTTAGTATTCTTTCATTTGTTTCATCTATATCAAAAAGTTTGGAATATTTTTTTACATTATCTGGTGTTATATCATTACTTGTTATACTTCTGTTTAAACCAAATGCTATTGCAGCATATAAACATTGTGCAGATTCAGTCAATGTAGTTGCTTCTGCACCACCACCAGAACCTTTATTGCTTTTTAGTTTATAGATTATTCTAACAGTTCTCATGTCAAAGGTGACAATTTCAGAGCCACCAAATCCACCAACTTTTCTAGTCAATTCACCATAAGTTATCCTTTTTGAGGATAAAAGATTTTCAACTTTTTCTCTATCAACTGCTCTATCATCACTTTCGATTCGATACTCTAAGATTCCAGATGTATCTTTAACGTTGATAATGTTTGCGTTAGAAAGAATTGGTTCTATTAAAGGTAATATCTCTTCTGATGTGACTAGATTAGCCATCTATCTACTTTTTGAAGTATTTATTTATTACTTCAATCTGATCATGATACTTAGCAATTATATTGAGTTCAGTTTCAATTGCTTCTGTGATATCGGAATGCTCACCAATACCTGCAGGGTTGGTTAAATAAACTTCTACATTAGCAACGTGTTTCTGAATGTCACCTTGTGCATGTGCTAAAAGTGCTCTGAGTAATTGTTCTCTCATAGGTCTCCCTGTTTACGGTTTTCTGACTGGTAGACATTAAACTCTCCACCAGGATATCTCTTCTTTAATTTATCTACATTCCCTGCTACGACTTCTTCAATTGATACATCTAGTGATTTACATGCTTGCATCACATACCACATAACGTCACCCAACTCAATAATAAGATGCTTTCGATTATGCTCGTCCCAAGGTTTACCTTGGAAAACCATCTTCTTAACGATCTCCATAAACTCACCACCTTCAGCACTAATACCAACAGCAGCAGTAAGAAGCCTGTGAATATTGGCACCCTTTCCGTCAAGAACAGTAAGACTTTCAATAAAAGATTTATAATCCTTACTGGAATCGGATGTGACACCATCCACGAATATAGCGTACTTATCAAAGTCAATTTTTTTAGTCATTAGTAATCTTTAGTATTGTTGCGATCATTAAGTTTTTCAATAATGAGAATCATAAAATCATCAAATGCATCAGGTTTAAGTGGAGAATCTGCTACACCCAAACTCAGTTTAACAAAAGATTCAATTTCTTCAAGAGTCATATCACCACCTTGCATGATATAACGATCATAAATTTCTATCTTATTTTTTCTTGATTGGGTCATTTAAAACTTAAATTCTGCGAATGATTTTTTAGGTTTCTGTTTGAACTCATTATACTCCTTCTCCTGTCCACTGTCAAGAATATCGTCTTGTGCTTTTTGTTCACAGTCATATAATCTCATCTTGGCACGATCCACTCCAACCACAAACCTTTTATACATTGTAGGGTCATTATATCTATTCTTCAATTGTTTTACCATAATTTGATTTAGACCCTCCAATTCTTCGGTAGATATAAGTGCAAACATAAGATCAGCAGTGGCGGGAAGACCAAATGATTCAGAGGTATCGGTAAGATCAACATCACTACTAGCAAACCCACTACGAGTAGTTTGAGTAGCGGATACAATTGGAACATTTGCTTCAACCGCAAGACCACGGAGTTCTTCTGCAATTGCTTTGATATACGAGTAAGAATTGACATTTCCTATTTTAGAATAACGACTTGAAGCACAAATGTTTAAGTAATCTATGAATATTATATCAGGTTTAAATGATTTCTTTAGTGACAATTCATTCAATAAAGATTTGAAATGACCAGAATGTGCAGATGCAGTTGGGTATTCTTTGATGATCAAAGTGCCCTGAGTTTTCTTTGATAAACTATTTACCTTCTTATCAAACATTGGTTTAGGTAAATCAGTAATACTCTGTATTGATACATTCAAAAGATTCGCATCAATACGTTCCGCAATCTTTTCTTCTGCCATCTCAAGGGTAATGTATAAAACATTTTTTCCATCTAAAAGAACTGAACTAGCATGATGACACATAAAAAGAGATTTACCAACACCAGTACCTGCAAGCGCAATATTAAGCGTTTTATTTGGGAGACCTCCCTTTGTAATTTTATTAAAGTATTCAAGGTCGAATTGAATCCTACTTTCTTTTCTGTGATATGATTCGTATCTTTCTTCATAGTCCTCTAAGTAATCGTGTCCTACATGATTATCAAACGATACTGCTAATGCATCTGATAGAATAGATGGTATTGCATCTTTATTCTTTTTACTTTCATCACCATCTGCAAGTTGTATTGATTCCATAAGTGCAAGATAAATTGCACGATCACGACACCACTTCTCAGTAGTATCCATTAACCACTGATAGTCTACTGGTGTATTAGTTAGGAATCCATTTAATTCATGAATTTCTTTTACTTCTGTTTCAGTTAAATCTGTGCGATTATCAACTTCAATATTTAATGCTTCAATGGTAATTGTTGTACCATACTTAACAATAAAATCAGAGATTTGTTCGTACACGACTCTCTCTGATTTACTTTCAAAATATTCTTTACTAATGAATGGAATAACTTTACGAGAATACTCTTCGTTAAATATTAAATTTTGAAGAATAGTAGTCTCAATCCGTTCCATAAGAAAAATGCTTTTGTGCTATTGTGTCAAGTTCTTTCATTATATCATCAGTAAAGTATTCTGTTGGATTCTTTAATATCTCTTTACCATATATTTTCTTGCCATTCATTTCATATCTACCAGCGACATTCTTCCACATACCACCTAGTTCTCCTAACTCAAGAAGACCGTAGTATCTGTCTAGACCTCTCTCATCATAGTAGAGTCTTATTTCGACTTGTTTGTTTTCTCTGCTGAGTCTTGATTTAGCCGTCTTAGCTTTAATAATGTTTCCAACAATTTCTGTCTTATCCTTTTCCTTTTTTTTGCTGAGATAAATGATTGTAGACGAGGCATATTTGAGGCCACTGCCTCCTCCCATTTCTTTAGTTGGGACATAAGATCCGATAACATCGTAAGTATGATTTGTGACTATAAGGGGAATATTTGCTTGACCAAGTTTCAAGGTAAGCATACGGAATGCACCTTTTACAAGTTGTGATTTGGTCATGTCACGAACCTGTTTATCATCTAATGCATCTCTAATTTCCTTTTCCGTAGAGAGCATACCTAAAGAATCCAACACAAACATACAAGGTTTGCGATCTTCTTCATCTGTTTTAAGGTATATATCTACTGCCTTAAGTGCTTTAGTTCGGAACTCCTCTATTGTAACGACATTGACAACAACAAGTCTGTTTTGATCAATTCCACGAGATGTAAGTAATCCCTTGGTGATTGCAGCTTCAGTATCAAAATAGAGGCAATACCCATCAGGATTAGTGTCCAGAAAGTTCTTGACAATAGCAAGGGAAAAATAAGTTTTACCAGTACTAGTTTCACCAGCAATGGCAGTAATCTTATTAGAAGATACGCCGCCATAAATGGAACCGCTAACAACTGCATTAAAGATATAACTTCCTGTATCAATGAATCTTTCTGTTTCATCTATATCTGCTGCGATTTGTGTATACTCATCACCAATCTCTTTAACTATTTCTTTAAGAAAATCCATTATTCTTCTTTTTTATGATAAACTTCAACGTATGATTCACACCTTGGGCATGATAAGTTTGTAACTATATCATACTCCATATCTTCAAAATCGTCAAGGTCATGATCGCCACCCCAAATCAATTCTTCATTACAATGCCAACAATTCATTCAGTAATATCCTCCAACTTGAATAAAGAAATAAATTCAATTTCATTATTATCCCATACTTTATGGTTATCTTGTCTATCAACTATAGCAACGACACGATTTACAATGTAACCTGCGTTTCTTAATACGTTAACTGCTTTGATTGCACTACTACCTGTTGTAGTTACATCTTCCAATACTGTAACGATAGATCCCTTTGGTGGTTTATGACCTTCAATAACTTCTTTTGTTCCATATCCTTTTGGATTTTTTCTAACAATCAAAGCATCAATGTGTTTACCAGAATAGTATGCTTTCTGTGCGATACCACATACAAGAGGATCTGCACCAAGTGTAAGACCACCAACTGCTACAGATTTATCTTCTACATGTTCAATCATTAGATGTGATAAAAGTGCATTTCCCTCACACGATAAAGTAACAGGTTTACAATTAATGTAATGTTCTGATTCTTTACCTGATGATAAAGTAAATTTACCTTTCTTGTATGCTCTTTCTTTTAAAAGATGCAATAGTGTTTTTCTATGATTTTCCATTAGATTCCTAATAATTTACGTTGTCTTTCAAAATAACCTTTTAATATCCATGAACTGCTATTCATTTTATCGTCGCCACCAATACCAAATTCAAACTGAACTCTTGGATCTTCACCATATTTATCAGTCTCTGGTGTATTAGATTTACCTCTATCTCCACCATTACAGAAAACAACTCTCTCAGATATCTCTAAGCATTTTGCAATTGCACCACAGGCAGAACCTTTGTCATCATCAGGGACGGTTATAACTGCATCAACCATATTTAAATGCCGAATAATCTCTGCACGTTCAACCCAAGACTGAAAGTATTGTCCTTTCTTTTTAGTCAACCATTCTTCAGTATTAAT